TATAGGTATTACAGAGATAAAAATTAATGAAGATTTTAGATCAAATGAACAGAGAATAGCATCAACGAATTCTTTTAATATATTAGAATATTACAAAGATGACTAGATGTTTTATCAAAAAGAAAACGACGCTTGCTTTAGATTTGGAGATGTATTAAAGGGCTTTCCTTTAATATACCCTGAATTAACCACACCGGTTTATGACATAAAGGAGAATGCATGACAAGAATAATTAATCTCAATGAAGCGATAGAAAATTTTGATCCCGAAGAAATCGAGAATTTATTATCAAAGCCGGAATTTGATAATTTAATGATCGAAAGAAATGTCACAAAATTTGATAATATTAAAATTAATTATTCTATGAATTGAGGTGTAAAGTGATTACTAAAAGAAAAAGTGAAAGAATGCGGAAATTTGCTGTTTACGAAATTGATCGCTTTAAAGCGAAAAAAATTGCTGTTAATAACGGATTGAAAATTTCTCGGTTTACCTTTTCAATTGAAATGTGGGAAGTTTTGCATATTGGAAAACAAAGAATTTTAATAAATATTAATCAGCCGTTTGAGATTGTGAATAATTAGAGGTATAAAAATGAAATGCGAATGCGGAAACATAAATCCGGAGCCTGTAGCTGTAAAAAATAAAAACGGGCAGAATAAAGTTTTCTTCTACTGCAAAGAATGCAAAAAATCACTTGGCGAAGAAAACGAGTTTGAGGTGGATAGATGGCCAGAATATTAATAACTTTTTTAATTTGGTTTTTTGTTTATTGTTTATGTTTGATAGTACAAAAATATTTAAGTAGAAAATGAAAATATTTATAAATCATAAATTTACAACGTTAAACGAATATATCAAAGCAGAGCGAACAAATAGATATCTCGCGGCAAATATCAAAAGAGAAGAAACTCTAGCAGCTTTTTACTCAACAAGGAACTACGCAAAAGAAATCCAAAAAAGTGACAAACCATTAAAAATAATATTTAGATGGCATTTAAAGGATCGACGCATTGACTTAGATAATGCCTCATTTGCAAAGAAATTTATATTAGATGGGTTAGTTCTTGCGAAAGCCATAAAAAACGACGGACAGGGGCAAATAAGGGCGTTTGAGGATTGCGTTATTAATTCAAAAAATGAAGGCGTTGAAATTGAGATTATTCAAAATCGATGAATTCTGATACGATAGATAAATCATTGGGCGCGATCTTTATATTTTTTAATTCTGTTTGTAATATTTTTGTTATAGGAATTTCTATTTCAACATTTAATAATTCGGCTCTTTCATTTAAAAAATTCAGACGATTTGTTTCTAATTCTTTTATTTCTTTATTAAATTTATGTGCATTCTCTTCAGTTGGCTCTATAATTTTCGTTTGTCCGTTATCCGTAATTCCATATTTAGAAAATAATTCTTCCATTTTTTCTTCAAAATCTTTTTTGAGTGATTTTATTTTCTTTGTCAAACTCAAAAGTTTAAAACTTGTTGCAATAGGTATATCTTTGTTATTTAAAAAATTTTCTAATCCAAAAGCATTTGCGAGTTTAGATAATTTAATTTTATTATGCATATTTTCACCTTTGAAATAATGGTATATAATATATATTATATTAAAAATGGGTAAAAAGAAAGAGTTCTGCAGTAAAAATAATTGTAATGATTGCAATGAAATATTTTGGATAAAATCAGCGCAAAGATATTGTTATGATGAAAAATATTCGATTCCAAGAATAACAAGGCAGATGCGGTATAAAAAAAATAATGTGACAAATATTATTGCAACGGGTGTAATAGAACATATTACCCATAATTCAAACGATAATAATTGCGAAGGTGAAAGTGAAAGTTATTCTTGGGAAAAGAATATGAATTCATTGTATTTAAAAAGAGTAGATTATAAAAGGTATTTAATTAAAGAGGTTTGTTTAGAATTAAATATAGACTATAAATTATTTATGAATAAAATCTTAGAAATATCAGACGAAATGGAGAAAAATGAAAATGCAATTAATTCCAACGACTGGACAAGTTTTAATTGAAATAAAAGTAGAAAAAATAAAAAAAAGTAATTTAATTCTACTTAATGATACAAAAAAAGAAATAAAAAAGGAAAAAGAGCGATATTATATTAAGGCTATTGGCAAAAATGTGCCGGACGATTTTCAAGTAGGGGATCAAGTATATTTGATAAAAACAACGTTTCCGACTTGGCCGGTTCCGGATTATAAAGAACCTAAATATTTTTCGGTACATTATACTGATATTAAAATGTATATTAAGAAAGGAGAAAATCAATGAGATTAAAAACATTTCAAAATGAAGACGTCGGGCAATTAGAAAATGAGGTCAATAATTGGATTGTTGATAATAAAATAGACGAATCGCAAATACTAACAATAAATCAAACAACAAAAGAAGATTATGTTTTATGTTATTCGATTCTGTATAAGAAAAAAAACAAAGTTAGTGATAAAAACAATATTTAAATTTTTTAAAAAATTCAATAATAAAAAAAATAAGAATGTCTGAAAATAAATATAAAATTTATAGTAGATATATAAAATTCGCCATACAGCATAAAATAGAGAAAAAATTAACATGCGAAATATGCAAAGAGCAGCATAATAAAGGAAGAGAGTTGGTTTGCCATCATATTGTGCCGATTAAAAAAATTTATAATTTTGAAATGATTATGGATCCTTCAAATATCCTTGTTTTGTGCCATAATTGCCACGCAAATATACATCGCACTAGATTGAGAGATTACGGAAATGCAAGTCAAAAATTTAAAGATGAGGAGAAATTTAATGTTGGCTCTATGAATATGCTGAAAAATATTGAAAGAAATATTAATGCGAGATAAAAAACTAGAAAAAATACTCTATGAACGCCTTGATATCGCAATGGCTTTTGAACGTGAAAAAAAAGTAGTTATTCCTGAAACTACTTGTATTATTCGGGATATTATGAAATTAAAGGGAATTAATGTTAATGATAAAATAAAAAATAAAAAAGATGAGGGTTTAAGTGGGTGGTAAAATCGGAAATAAAAACGCTGAAAAATGGACAGAGAAAAAAGCGCTTAAATTAGGCAATGATTTAATTGATTGGCTAAATTTACCGCCTAAAATAAATGATGATGGTAATTTAATAAGTGTAAATATCTTTATGATAGAATTCCTTACTAAAAATGGTTTTTCTAAAGAGTTAACGAGTGATCTCGCTAATAAATTTGATTCGTTTAGCGATCTTTTAAAAAGAGCAAAAGAGATTCAAGAGGCTAAAATTGTAAAATATTCTATAATGAATAAAATTAATACTACAATGTCTATTTTTTGTTTAAAAAATAATCACGGGTGGAAAGATACAAAACAATTAGAAGTCAAACAAGAAGAATTAAGTCCAAAAGAAAAATTACTTGAAGAAATACGAGCACAAGCTGAATTACAAGGATTAACAATAGAAAGGTTTTGTGAAAAAGAAGGATTAAACTTGAAATCATTAAATGAATGAATATGAAAAAGCTGAGGAAATAGTTAGACGTTATAAAAAATTATATGAAATAAGATTACTCCGCAAACGTTTTATTCCAATTGAAAAAATTGCTAAAGAACCAACTTTTTATGGTTATGATTTACCGCAAATAGATTCTAAAGCAAAGCAAGAAAAATTTATACTAGATAAGTCTAAAGTTGTTGCTGCTATATGTGCAAATAGAGCGGGAAAAACAGAGGCCGGTGCAGTAAAATTTCTTCAAATTATTATGAACCATAAAACTGGCGGTAATGCTTGGGTTTTATCGGAATCTTTTGATCTACAAAAAACTGGCACGCAAGAAAAAATTTTAGAATATCTTAAATCAGAAAATATCATCCATATTGATTATTTAAGAAGAAATATAATAAAAAGTATTGAAATAAAAAATAAATATGGAGCAAAAATAAATCTTGAATTCAAATCGTATGAACAAGGGGAAAGAAAACTTCAATCAGCAAAACTAATTGCTGCTTGGATAGACGAGGAGCCGCCGGAAGAAATATACGATGAGGTTTATATGAGAACGATCGACTATAAAGCGCAAATAATAATGACTTTTACGCCTTTACGAGGACTTACTTGGAGTTATAAAAGAATATTTAACAACAAAAGCTCTAAAATAGCTATTTATAATTGGGGGATGGCTGATAATCCTTTTATCGCAAAGGATGAAATAGAGGAATTATTAAATACATTATCACCAAGAAAAGCAAAAATGAGACTATATGGTCAATATCAGGGATCAGAAAAGATGATTTTGGATAATTTTGACCGTTCTTTACATGTTAAAACGGGATTATATGATGACAATTTACCTGTTGATGTATCTGTTGACTGGGGTGTAGTGACAACTTGCATTGGTTTTTTTCAATCAAGAAAAATTATTGATAAATTGAATAAATCAAAAATCAAAGAAGAGCATTATTTAATTGACGCAATTGAATTGTCAGGGGCTGGATATCCCAGCGTAATGAAATATATTTTAACCAAAGGTTATAACATAGATAATTATTATTGCGATCCAGCCGCTAGAGGCAGGAGCCAAGCAACTAAGATAGGCATATCTCTTTTAAAAATAATACAAAATGAATATAACATTAATTTTACATACATTAAAAGCCTTGGTGTTGAAGAGAGCTGTGAAATCTTAAATAGTTATTTTATGAATGCAAAAAAAGAAGTGAGATTTTATTTTAATGATTCTATTCTGTTAAATAAAGATGGTGATTTACCCGCTCAGAGGGTTGAGAATTACGTTAGGGATGAAGAAACTAGTCAACCAATCAAAGACGGTATTAATGATCACTTTTGTGATATGTTGCGATATTATATTGCGAATAAAGTACGCCGAAATTTAAATGTATTTAGACAAGAATAGATATATATTATAAGATATTAGTATGATAAAAAAAATAATTGATTGGTATATTGAATATAAAAAAGTAAAGAAAATAAGATATTTAAGAAAAGAGATGTATTATTTTGGCTGTAATGTTTTGGATTTATCGGATAATGAAATGGAAGTTTTAATAATGAGAGGCATTGGAATATTACATAAGGCTGCTTGTGAAAATGGTATTACTATAAATGAAGCCATTATTCGTTTGAGTAGAATTGCTGAAATAATAAAAAAAAATGAAACCTTTAAATTATAGGCCAGATGAAAAAGAAAACGATATAGAAACTTTAAAAAACATAGCATCAAAGCTTAGTAATGTTCTTAATTCAAGATCGGCTGCCAAGCGAGCTAATAAAAAATATTATCGCAATATCCATATGACCGCTCTACACAAAGATTTATATGAATTTTTGAAAGAAACGGGAAATATTGTGCAGGCAAGCAAAGCTTTGGCCGCTTATGTAAGAAAAAATAATGTTAGGATAATAATATGACAAATGTAAGCATTAATAGGTATTACGATTTAATACTGAAAAATAACGGAATAAATAATACAATATCAGCAACATTCCCCCCTATGTGCAAACATAAAAACATTATCATCAGGAATTTACCGTTCTGGATATTCACAAAAAAGTTTGTTTTTTGTCTTGATTGTAAGGAGTTTTTAGATTTAAAAGATTTTGAAAATTAGTCTAAAAATAACAAGTAATATAAAAAAACCCCTGGCTTTTCCAGGGGTTAATCTAGGATGATATCCTATTTAAAAGAAAATTTCGATAAGTATTTTAGCACAATCTAAAATAAAATCAAATCAAGCTAATAAATTAAGTGATATAATAAAAACCTAAACAAGGAATTTATTATGCCGTTTCTTAAAAAGACACCAGAAAACGAATTTGAATTAAGACAAGCCATAACCATAATGGATCGTGAATCTTCTAAAAAAAGAAGAAAGGATATGCAGAAAAGATTAGATTACTATAAAGACAAACAGCTTCAATATTTAAACGAAATATTAAATAATGCTTTCCAAAAACCAGATCAATTAAAATTACAAAAAGAATTTTATAATGTAACATCGATTGTTATTGATGAAATTTCAACTATATATTCAAAAGAACCCATACGAAAATTGGTCAATGCCAATAAATCTGATGAGGAAATATTTGAAAAAATTATAAATGAATCCCAATTCAATTTAGTAATGGCAACCGCAAACAAATATACAAAATTATGTAAAAACACTTTAATTCGAGTTGTATGGAGAAATGAAAGAGTTGAATTTGATATTTTAACTCCTAATATTTACGATGTAGTCAAAAAAATTGATAATCCTACTGATATAGATGCTTTAATTTATATTAATACGATTGATTTTAACACAGAAAAACAATTTAACAGAAATGATAAAAATACATTTAATGATCCTTGGGCAAATCAGCAAAATATTTATTACTATTGGTCAGATAATAAATTTATTGTATTTCAAAAAAGTTCTACTACAAATAAATATGAATTAAAAATAAAAGAACAAGTTGAAAATACTGAAAATATAAATCCGTATGGAGTTATGCCATTTGTTACGCTTAGAGATGAATATCCCACTGATGAATACTTTATTGAGGGTGGGGATAATTTGATAAATGCAAATGAAATAATTAACCAAAAATTAACTGAACTAAATTATTTGACAAAGATGCAAGCTTTTTCACAACCTTGTATTAAGGGGGACACAAAAAACACAAAATTAATCATTGATCCTTCTATGATAATAACTATACCTGCGGACGATGAAACCGCAAAAAACAATGATTTTTATTTCCGTTCACCTGAGGCAAAAATAAAAGAATTGGATGATAACATAGTAAAAAAATTAATGAATTTATCTATAAAATATGGAATAGACCCTCAGAAATTCACACCAAGTGCTGAGAGATCAAGTTCACAGAGCTTGCAATTACAACATGCACAACAAGCGGAAATTGTAGATAGAGATAAGCCATTTTATAGAGACGCTGAGAAAAAAATATTTGAATTAATTAAAATTGTTAATAATTATCATAATGAACAAAAAATAAGTGATAAAGCGGAATTATTTGTTGATTATGTTGAAACGGAAATTCCAAGAACCATCGAAGAAGAAGACCAGCATAATATCATTATGCATGAAAATGGTTTAATATCAAAAAAGACTTGGTTGATGAAAGAAAATCCAGATATTAAAACTGAAGATGATGCACAAGTAGTATTGGACAAAATAGAAAAGGAAAAAGCCAGTAATTTAGAAAAAAATCCCTTTTTAAATGAAGAATTAAATGAAGAATTAAATAGAGAAGAAAAAGAAAAAGAAAAAGAAAAAGAAGAAGATGAATAATGCCTACACAAGAGGAATTAAGTAAGGAATTAATTAGATTAAATAATAGGTTGCAAGGTATTGATAAAAGATTATTAATTGCAATTGATAGATATCAGGATAAATATGAAGCTGAATTATTAAAACAAAACTTTGATCTTGATAAGGGACTATTAAAGCGTACTTCAAAAAATTTTTCTAAAGCACAAGCGCTTAGTATTTCCGAAAAATTAAAATATAAGAATTTGGTTGAAGGTCACATAAAGCAATATGTTAAAGTAGCTGGCTATTCCAAGGATTTTAATATTGGAATAGGAGTTAAAAGCACATTTGACTATAAAAATGCAAGAATAATAAAACAATTACAGAAAATTGATTTTGACCAATTATTTCAACAGGGAAAAGAGCTAGACAGATTAATCAAAGCACAACTTGTTAATGCTATTGCTCTTGAATCTGATATGAAAAGGACGATCGCTAATTTATCAAGAGATTTATTTGGTAGAGGAGAAAAAGCGGGAAAATTATCCCGGTATAGTAAAACATATATGAGAACAAGCCTTTTTGGGTTATCAAGATCAATCGATCAGGAATTATATGATGAAATAGGGGTTAAAAGATATTTATATGCTGGCCCGATAGCAGATAAAAAAGTACGATCTTTTTGTAGGGCTAGAGTTGGGAAGGTATTTAATGCCAAGCAAATAGAACAATTTAGCGGATTAAATAGAAGTGGTTTAAATGGCTTCTTTTCTCCCGGCGGCTGGAATTGCCGTCATAGAATGATACCGGCGCCTGGACAAATAAAATTATGATAGAAAGACGCGGTAATAAATATTGTGTGGTACACGGACATACACAAAAGAAGAGGAGTAAAACAGATAAGCCAATAGGAACTATTATTAAATGTTTTAATTCATTAAAAGAAGCAACTGCAATGCATAACGCAATAATAATTAGTCAAAGGAGAAATAAATGAGCATATTAAATTTTCTTGGCGATATCTTCAAGCCGGCCGCCGAATTAGTTGATAACATCCACACCAGCGAAGAAGAAAAACTTGAACTCAAGAACAAATTGGAATTAATTCAAAATGAAATGAAAGCGCGTGTTTTGAATTATGAACAATCCTTGATGGAAGCACAATCAAAAACTATTCAAGCAGAAGCGCAAGGGGCTTCGTGGTTACAACGCAGTTGGCGTCCAATTACTATGTTAACCTTTCTTTTCCTTGTGGTATTGGATTGTTTTGGTTGGCTAAAATTTCGTTTAGCTCCCCAAGCTTGGACGCTTTTGCAAATTGGACTAGGTGGGTACGTAATAGGGCGCAGTGCTGAAAAAGTGATGCCTGATGTCATTAGTGCCATTCAAAAAAAAAACTAAATAGTTTCGGATTGCCGCCAGATTTCCAGCTAGAAGAATTTGTGCCAAAAGAAATTTTTCAAACATACGGGACAAAAAGTATTCGTTTTGTTTCCCCTGTAATTATGTGGATTGCGCAGGGCGTGCGTGATTTTTTCAAAAAACCAGTTATCATTAATAACTGGCATATGAAGGGTAATTATAATTACTCAGGATTTAGGGATAATAATTGCAAAATCGGAGCTGAAAATTCAGCCCACAAGAGGGGAATGGCAATTGACATTAAAGTAGAAGGCATTTCCGCGGCAGATGTCCAAAATATAATCCGGGAAAACTATGTGAATTATTTTAAAAGCTTAGGTCTTGCTGCTATGGAATTGGACACCCCCACCTGGACGCATCTTTCATGTGAAAACTTTAATAGTGATAATTTAGTATTAATCAGTGTTTAATTTTTATAAGTGATATAATAAAAATCTTTATTTATCTCGGAAGGATTAATATATGACTAAGCCTGAAAACCAAGAAGGTAAACAAAATGTTGAGGGAACAACAAAACTAGATGAAAATGAAAAACCAAATGAAACCAGTTATGATTCTAGCGCTAATTTAATTGCTAATTTGAGTTTAAGCGATCAGGAAAAGGATTTAATCAAGAATAACAAAAATATCTTGGAAGCAATCAATCACAACCTAAAAGCCAAGCGGGATGCGAATGAAGAGGCCAAGAATTATCGGCAACAACTTGAAAAAATCCAATCTGAAATAAAAGCGAAAGAAAATGAAAAACTAGAAAAACAAGGTGAATTCGAAAAGCTTTACAAAGAGACAAAAGATGAACTAGAAAGACAAAGGCAAGAAGCAAAAAACATTAGGATACAGCACAAAATAGAAATGTTGGCACAAATTAAGGGTATTAAAAAAGTTGAATATGTAAAGCTATTTGATAAAAGTTTGGTTGAGGTAGACAAAGAAGGCAAAGTTAAAAATTTGGATGAATTATTTGAGGAATTCTACGTAAAGAATCCTGATTTGTTTGGTAAATTCAGTTCAAGTAATTCGGTAATACCAGATAGTGCTAAGCCAACGATATCGACAAATAAAGATTTAACGCTTGATGAGTTGAGAGAAAAAGCTAATAGAACTCGAACAACAAGAGATATGGCGCTATATCTTGCAGCTCAAAGAAAAGCGAATAATTAAAAAGTAAGGAGTATTAAAATGGCTTTTTCAGGTGTAGCAGTATACGATATATTTTCAACAGAAGTAGGAGAAGATGTTAGTAAGATTGTAAGCATGATCTCTCCTGCACAAACAAAATTTCTTGATGACATTGGGGATGCGGACGAATCAATAAAATCCAAATTGTATTCTTGGGAACAAAAAACATTATTGCCAGATAGTTATACAACTTCTTCTGCAATAGCTTCTAGTGCGGGAACATCTAATGGAATAGAAATTGGCGCAAATGCAGCATATCTAAAAATTGGCGATATTCTAGCAAAAGAATCTGGTACTGGTGAGCAAATGTATATCACGTCGGTAGGCACATCTTCCGCAACAATTTACGTAACTCGTGCTTATGCAGGAACTACAGCAAATAGTGCTGCGGCAGGAACGCAATTAATGTTTTTGGGTAGTGCGCTTTATGAGGGTGCGGAAATAAGGGAACAAAGAAGGACAATCCGTGTTAATAAATTTAATTTTGTTCAAACGTTTAGAGAAGATATTAATATTTCTAATCTAGCTAACAAAGTTGTTATGAAAGTTTCCGGAAAACCAGAACCTTTTGACGAAGAAGTAGTTGACAAAACAACAGAAGCAATGAAGCAATTAGAAAAAGCTTGTTTGATGGGTAGAACTAACGGAAATACTATCGGAGCGGATGATAAAGAAACAACTATGGCTGGTATTTATCACTCAATCACAACAAACATTGTTTCTCATGCAACATTTTCGAATTCAATTTTAAATAATGTAATGGCTTCAATTAATACTTATACTGATCTTGAATCAAATATTGATAAATACGCTTTGTATGCTGGGGTGACTGCATTTAGAAAAATTTCTAATTCGAGGGATTCCAGAATACAGCAAACGATTCAGGAAACGGTAGTTGGTGTACAACCGGCAGAAACATATCTATCAGATTTTGGTCGTCTTGCGATTAGGCAAATAAGATGGATTCCAAGCGGTACGGTGCTTTGTCTAAGAAAGGATTTTATTAAAATAGCACCTTATATTGGGAATATGGCTTGTAATGGCAGCGAGCAAATCAAGAGGTTCATAG